TCATCGCTGTAACCTAAGTCCCAACTTGTAAATACCTTATACATTGGGTCATGCTTGACCTTAGTAATTCTATTCAAATCGGTAAGCTGGCGCATCTCTTTGCCATAGTAAGCACCAATAATGGCTGACTCAAAGTCGCACTCAAACTCTTGCAGATATTGGTCTTGCGTCATGGATTTGGCAGCATCGTCTAACTCTGATTTTGCCAACAATCCTGTCTGACTAGCTCTTAGGGTCTTGCAATACCAGTTTGAGTCGTTAGAAGCGGTGTTGTATAGCTCCCAGAAGGCGTTATGACCCTTAGGCGTTCCAATGAAAACTGCCCATCCAAGTCGGTCTGCCAGCAAAGGCCGAATAATCTCGCCCCAAATACGAGGGCGCATATCTGCATACTCATCAAGTACGATTCCGTCTAAAAAAATTCCTCGAAGAGAATCTGCATTATCAGCACCAAATAACCGTATTCTCGCCCCATTAATCAACTCAACCCATAATTCAGATTGATTCGCTTTAGCCATTACAGGCTTTGTAAACCTTAACAGGTAGTCCCATGCGATATTCTTGGCTTGGCTGTAATATGGTGCAACATAAGCATATCTGCCATCTTCTTTGCCCTCTATTAGTGCTTTATAAATTAGCTCGTTGATACAACTCACCGTTTTTCCGCATCTCCTGTGGGCCACTATTACTGCCCAGCGCTCTTGGCGTTCGTGGAAATCTAGAAATACGCTACGAGGTTGGTAGTCTAGCTCTACCTCTATTTCATCCATATATGCGTTTCTTAGCTATTTCTAAGTATTCAGGGCTTATTTCTATGCCTACAAAGTTTCTGTTTAATTGTTTGGCTACTTTACCTGTAGTGCCACTACCAAGAAAACAATCTAATACTGTATCACCTTCATTAGACCAAGAAAGTATATGGTCATGGGCTAACTTTTCTGGGAATGTAGCTGGATGCTCTATGGCTTTACCCATATTCTCTTGTCCTGAAGTATTCATTTCCCAAACATTATGTCTTTGACCATATTCAGATATTACTTTTCTTTCTCTTATTTTTTTAGTGCCATCTACTTGCGTTGAAGTGTTTTCACCAACAGAACCTAGATTGCCAGCGTAAATGTTTTTTCTATCTTTAATAGAATTGAATGTATTTGGCTTTCCTTTAGATAAAACAAACATATACTCAAATGTTTGATGGTATCTATTTGATGATGGATTAGCAAAGTTTGGCTTTTTCCAAATCATTGTGTCATGCAAATTAAAGCCTATTTCCTTAAAATATAAGGCTTGTTTGAATGATGTACCTGTTTCTGACCCATTGATTGTGGCATCCCCTACAACCCAAACCACTACACCACCATCTTTTATGACTCTATATAACTCTTTGGCTATGCCTTCAAAGTCAAATGAATAGCCGTTATAGGTGCGTAGATTGTCGTATGGAGGACTTGTAACAGTTAAATCAATGCTTTGGTCTAGCAAAGACTTCATAACCTCAAGACAATCGCCTAATCTAAGGTCTATTTCTTCCAAGACACCACCAAGCGTTGAGGAGCTTTCTCATCACCCACAACTTCTGTGCGGGCTAATTTAGGAACAGAGTATTCAACTAAATTCTGAACAATCTCACAAGCCTTTGCAGGATTAGGTTGAACAATCCACTTTCCAGTCTTATCGTCAAAGATGCCTTCTGCGGTGCTTTGAATCCACGATTGAATATAAGGTAAGTTGCTATCAAGAATAGCTTTAACGGCTTCACGAGCCTCCTGAGTGGCTTTATTAGGCACTCCTGGCTTTCTTCCAGCCCTATTTAAGTTCTTTTCTACAGATTTCAACACTTTATTGTCCATACATTCTCAAGTAATTGATTTGTAAGACTTTATTCTACAACAGATTTTAGTAAGGGTCTTTGCCTTCTTTTTTCATCGCAGCAGTCATAGCCTTATCAAGCATTTCTCTGCGCTTGGCTCGTTTATTCTCTTTCTCAATGAGAATATTGCCTTTACCTGCTTCCATTTCTGGCGTTGGTTTGTCTTTTTGGCGTTTTTCCTGTTGTTTTTCTAGCGTAGAAGGTGTTTTTTCACGCAACATGGCATCTTCTTTTTTGTATGTATGGGTCATTTTTTTCATGTTGTTACCCTTTCATGTGTTTTTTTGTGGACATTTCCATAGCGTCTTTGTGTTGGGCTTCTTTTTTGCCCAATACTTTGCCATAGGCTTCTTCTAGCTTGGCTTTGCGCTTGCCTTTAGCATTATCACGCTCTACATTTAGGGCGATTGCCACAGCTTGCTTGCGTGGCTTGCCAGCTTCCATTTCGGTTTTAATGTTCTTACCTACGCTTTTGGCGCTACCTGATTTGACTAAAGGCATATCAATCCTATCTAAATGCAGGGCCATAAGCCCATGAAACTGCGGTATATCGAGTGCCTAACTCCACAGGCACGACTCGATGACTTAAAAAAGACGGAAAAACAACAATGTCTCCCTTCGATTTTAATACAGATTCTTTGAATTTTCCGTTGATTTCTAAACCGCCACCGATAAATTCATCGTTTAGCAAGATGCTGATGGATAATTTTCTTTGCTCTCCATTAACAGGCTCAAAGCTATCAATGTGCCAATCATAATGACCTTTTGGTTTGTATTCGGTCATCTGGATGTCCTCTATACGATTAAGTGTATAGTTCCATATACGATTTGCCAGCCCTATGTAAGTTTGTGCAACGCAACCTATTGGGGAATTTTTATCTGCCCAGATGTTTTGACTGATTCTTGCGGTGTGGTCTAGTTCATCACCATTGCGCCTAACTTTGGCTTCTTGTGCCGATTTCCAATCAGTCGTCTTGACAATGAAATCACAAAAGTCGCTAGGCAAAGCCTTTTCAAAGACTTGATAATAAGTGTTTAACATAAGGATTTAAGAATCTCTACCGCTTCTTCTGGGGAATTTACCCTGTGCAAATGCCCACCTTTCCAATTAGCAAACAACTTGATTTGAAGCGGTGTTAGCTTCTTGTCTGCTCCGTCTTTAACCTCGAAAAGCAAGGTATGACCTTCGTAAAGCACCAAGAGGTCGGGTATTCCTCCTCCAACTGTATGCAAAGAATAAACATCAGCACCAAAGTCTCGTAGCGCTTTTACAACACTCGCTTGATTTTTGTCGGTTTTTTTGACAGCAAATGACATATAGATAGGTTAGTATTCAGTAACTTATTGATTATAAGGGGTAAACCTTGAAGATACTGTTAATTGACATTGAAACTTCACCCAATTTAGCCCATGTCTGGGGTATTTGGCAACAGAATGTGGGATTGTCCCAGTTATTAGAATCTTCATATACGATGTGCTACTCGGCTAAATGGCTAGGCGATAAAGATGTTTTCTTTGACTCTGTTCATCGAAACGATGCCAAAAAGATGCTTGAGGGCGTTCATGCCATGCTATGCGAAGCAGATGCGGTAGTGCATTACAACGGCTCAAAGTTTGACATACCAACTCTGAATAAAGAGTTTTTGGTACATAAAATGCCACCGCCTCCACCGATTAAACAAATTGACCTTTTGCGGACTGTTAAAAGTCAATTCAGATTCCCAAGTAATAAATTAGATTATGTAGCCCAACGCCTAGGATTAGGTAAAAAGAAAGAACATGAAGGCCATATTCTGTGGGTCAAATGTATGAATGGCGACAATAAGGCTTGGAAAACAATGGAAGAATACAACATTCAGGATGTGATATTGCTTGAAAAGCTATATAACCGCCTTATGCCTTGGGTTAAAAACCCATTAAATAATGCGCTAATGAAGAATAGGGATAATTTTGTTTGCCCAACTTGCTCAAAAGCTCATTTAATGAGTAAGGGTTTTCGCTATACTACAACAGGTGCTTATCAGCGTTACCAATGTAAGGCTTGTGGCGCATATTCAACCGATACTCGTACTGTAATACCTCACGCAAAACTTAAACATTTAGCATGAAACTAACTCCAGCAATCATACGCAATCTGTACAGCGCAATGGTATGCTGCGAGCCTTTTTGCCGTTGGAAAATGCCTTTACCCGAAACTGTGATGTTCATCGTGGATGCAGATATGGAGGCTATGGGCACATACCTCTGGGATGACGGCAATCCCAAATACGAACACATTATGACTATTTCAGAAGCAAGGTGCGGTCATCTTTATACAGTTATGACAACGCTATGCCATGAAATGATTCACATGAGTAGGGCTGGAACAATAACCGAGGCATGGACTAAGCATGATGCAACATTTAGGCGCAGAGCCAAGCGTGTGGCTAATGAACTAGGGTTTGACCCATTAGAGCTTTAACCAACCTCTTTCAAATAGCTCGCCAATAGTTTTGCGGTGTGCTTCTTCCCATCTTTCAATACGGCTAGATTTGCTGAGTAGCGCCCCTTGGTCGATTTCCGCATGGCATTTGTAGCAGAGTGCCGATATTCGGTAATCATGTGCTTTAAGTCCTCTGCCTTTACCATCTCGAAGCTGATTTGAATGTGCTGCGACAACTGTTCCATCTTCTACTCCACAATGTTGGCAAGGTA